TGCGTGTCATAACTACAATGTCACCGGATTTAAAAAGGCCGGGAGCCATTTCTAAATAAGTTTTGCCGTTTGCCGCATCGCCAGTGTTTTTCCAATCTGCGTTTATTATTGTCATGTTGTTTGCTCCTTTGTTTGTTTGTTTGCTTTCGATCTGCAAACAATACTAGTGCTAGCGTATAAGCGCAAGCACTCTTATATATCGATTAGCTATATCAAACGGAGTTTTTATTACTATAGTATTCTTTGGCGAGGCGTTCGACATCGGGCAGGATCACTGGTGGTACGCGTTCAAGCATGGCGGCCCTAGCGGCCCTGTCGCGCCCTTTGGCAACTTGGGATCCTAGTTGTATACATGCTATTTGAACATGCTTTAGGATTAGTTCACGCCAGTCTGGCGGCACTTCCTCCAGGGTTGACCGGCCATAAATAACATCGTCGGCATAATGCCTAGGTCTTTTGCCAATCGGCGATTGCATCCACCACTCCCTTCCATCCAAGTGCGATACAGACAAACGCGCCAGCGTCCTGGCAGTTATTGAGAAACGCGATCTGCTCCGGTGATATTTTGGATTTAGTGTGATCCATTCTTTTTAGCTCGCACACAAAAGGCGGTGAGCCGATTATAATAATGTCAGCAGCGCCCGTGGTCATCCCTTCCGCTTTGTGGCGCATAACCTGGCCCGGCGTTCGCTTTCCTTCGTTGCGTGGGTGCAGGGCTATTGCGCGCAGCTTGGGTGGTAGCTGATTGAATAGCGTGATCTGTTCAGCCGACTCTGGCGAGCATGGCCCGCGATATTTAACGTCACCGTAAACTTTAATTGATTTCGGGAATTTCATCTAATGCCTCGTTGTGTCCATAGATTTTATAGAAGCCTTTTTCTTTCATCTTTTTGAGCGTTAGCGTTTTTGGCATTACGCCATAGTTCGGAAGCGATGATAAAAAAACTTCAATTGATGGCGCAATTCTACCACTAAAAACAGATTCATTTAGTGACTCCCATTCGTCCACCTTTTCCGGCATATACCAAATGCAAAATGATCGATACTCGGTTGTGTAGTCGACCTTCAATGTTTGGTTTCCGCTTTTGCTTATCCATTCTTGGCAGTGCCAGCTCAAAACCTTGTCGGTGCTTTTGGCGTATGGATCTGACTTCAACTTCCTAAATTCCATGACCAGCTTTTCGTTCGGGTCGATCAATTCTCCTTTACACTTTTCACAATAGCGTGCCGCAACATCGTTCGCGTGTTGGCATTTCTCACACTCTTTAGATGCCCACCGATGTTCGCACCGGGCATATGTTCCAGCAGCTAAAAATTCACCGTGGCATCGCCTGCCGAAGTGTGAGGGTATTTCTAGTTTCACGCCTGCCAGGTCGGCGAAGTATCCATCTTTCGTTATATGGAATTGATCAGGATTCGGGCGGCCTGAAAATTCGTTTATATAATTACAGTCGGGGCATTCAATTTCGGCACCGCCTACCACCTTTGTGGATTTATACGCTTTGATATTCGGATTAAATACATCGCCATCGGGGCAGTGCCGTTCGATGTTTTCCGCGTAGTCCAGCACTAGGCAGTCCTGTTTGCCGGCATCGATACGCAACCCGCGCCCGATTATCTGTTGCATTAATCCGACAGACTCGGTGGCGCGCAAGATGGCAATAACATCAACGTGGCTTGCATCGAAGCCGGTGGTCAGCACGGAAACGTTGACCAGGTATTTTATCTGCCGGGCTTTGAACGCTTTTAATATCTGTTCCCGTTCAGCCTTTGGCGTTTCGCCCGTCACTAGGGCACTGTTGCCGCGTGGCAAGCTTTGCATGACCTCCTTTGCGTGGGGTACGGTTGCTGCAAATATCATTACACCTTTGCGCCCAGCGGATAGCTCGACCACCTCTGCTATGATAGCGGCTGTTTTCCGGCCTTCACCTTCAAACGCTTGTTCAACCTGGCGGGCATCAAATTTGCCCATGTTGTTTAATTCCAAACCGGTAGTGTCATAACCAGCGTGGCGCTCGGTAGTCGGTGGCGTTAAATAACCCTGGTCGATTAATTCTTTCGCGCCTATTTTGAACACTAACTTTTTAAAATATGGTTCTACTGTTTCGTGTTCCGGTATCGCTCTGCCATTTTCATCGAGCTGATATATATAGCCACTGCCAAGACGGTACGGCGTGGCAGACAAACCCAGCACGCGCAGCTGAGGGTTCTTTGCGCGCAGATCGTCAATGATAGATTTTATCGTGGGTGTTATGCCGTGGGCTTCGTCGACTATGACGGCTGCAAAGTTTTTAAACTGTTCCAAGCTGTTTTTAACAGTGCCAGGCGTGCCGAATACGACATAGTGTTCAAGGCTTTTTTGCCCGGTTGAAGCGCTGTACAGGCTGGCCATACCACCGGCGGCAATGTATTTACCGTGGTTCTGTTCTACCAGCTCTTTAGACGGTGCCAAGCATAGCACCCGCTTATTGCTGGTTTCGTGAATCCATTGCGCAAGCTCTGCGATGATGTGCGACTTTCCCGCACCCGTTGCAGCATCGATGATGCAGGGGTCATAGCATTTAGAAAGAAAAGCTTTCGCGGCATCCACCGCGTTTTGTTGGTATGGTCTTAGCATTTTTTTCCCCAGTTTTCGCCCGCCCTAATGCGGCACGCGTGCGGTTCACTTATTTTAAAATAGTATGCCAGCTCTGCCAAAGTGCATTTGTGTTGCAATCGGCGGAACGAGCGGAGCGCGCCGGGTGTCATTACGCGCGGATTGTTTCTCATCTAAGCAATTGCCGCCAAATACTGGTCGTGGAATGCTTTAAGCTTGGGCAGGGTTTTGTCAATATATTGCTGACTGAAAAAAACCATTTCGGTGTCAAATTTAAACCGGTTCCATTGAATGAAATAAGCTGTCGTGCGTTCGCTGCAAAACATTTCATATTGAACCTGGGCATAATAATGGGGCAAATGTGCCAAGCTTTTAAATTCCGGGTTTGGGTTTTCACGCAACCCAAACGGGCATTTAATTTCGGCAATAGCATCTGCGCCAATCAATCCATCGGGTGAAGCGCCGAGCCATTCGTATTCAGGGTGGACTATAAACCCGCATTCTTTAATAGTGATGCCTGTTTCAAGCTCAAAATCGAATACGGCGTTTTCCTCGTTCCGGCTTCCATATTCCGTGGCAACGTTGCCGGTAAACGTGGATTGACCTAGGATTGAGCGCATGGCGTCCTGAGTGCTAGACCAAGGATTAACGCCAAGGATCGCACCAATCTGAGAGCCAGTGACCCGGCCTTTGCGGGCGTCAAACCATTCTTGGGAAAGCTGTTCCATTGTTTTTACCTCGAAAAAAAAGGCCCCGTAGGGCCAGTGTTATCAGAAGGGGATGTCTTCGGCGGCTACTGGTGCAGCGGGTGCGGAGTTGACCGGCGATACTGCCATGACCCAGTTACCGCTCTTATCGTCAATTTCCCAAAGGCCCAGCTTAATGGCCATCGGCTTATTGGATAGCGCAGAGCTGAGCTGGCTATCACCGGGTTCGGTGCCGTTGCGCATTAGATCGCCACCGGCATTGGCATCGATAGCAGCGAGCATCTTTAAAGCACGATCGCGTTTGGTTTTATCCTGCTCTTTTACGCGGATTTTATGGAAGATTTTGCGGCCCTTATGTTCGCCATCTAATACTACCCAGCGAGCCGAAACAAACGAGTCGCCCTGGTATTCGTCCCATTTAATTTCGTCAATTGCCGCGACTACCTGAGTGTTTGCAGGGATAGGCTTAATCTGAACATTGCTGTCAAATGAAGTTGCGGCTGATACTGTTTTTCCGTCTGAAAGATCGAAGAATGACATAATTATTTACCTTATTTGTTATAAGTGGCTAAAGCCGGGATGTATTGTGCTAATGGGTTTTCGTTTTTCGGGACGAATATATTATCAGTGATGCCGTACCGGTTCTTGCTAACGTTCGACGCGGTGGCATAGGTTACCAATAGTCGGCTGCCGTCTGACGTGGCTTTTTTCTTGTCGCCGTCGCCGCTGGTATACGTTTGCAGCTTTAAGAAGCCGACCATATCAACATCGTCTACATAAGGTGCTACTGAGCGTTTGCCGAGGCGAAGGTTATAGCGGGTGTACGGATCCATATCTGGCAGTTCGATTGTTTCGGTGTCAGCGTGAGCGATGTATACGATAGCAATGTTTTTATCGGCATTGATCTTTGACATTAGTTTGCCGACTCGGTGGTGCAGTGTGGCTACTGCGCCAAGGCCTGCGCCATATCCGCCTAAAGCCTGGTTGATAGACTTCGGCTTCTTGGGGTCGCTGTCGATAACGTTCTGCATGAATAGTCGTTCGAGCGCTGTTACGCTGTCGATGATGATCGTTTTGTATTTGTGCTCCTCTTTATATAGTGCCGTCATCTGTTCGATTAGTTGTTCCAGTGATGTTACCACGGGCAGCGCGTCGGGCCGTATGGCAGCCGGTACACCCTGAAGGCCATCTTCTGCGCGTATTACTATCGGGTTGGGGAATGTTGCTGCTAGGGATGTTTTACCGAGCCCTGAGTCGCCGCAGATGGTGACTATCGGCATCCGGTCGGCTGGTTTCGTTGCTTGCTTTAATATTGACATTGGTTTTTCTCTCTTTCCTAATTGAGGTTCGCACTTTAAAGCAATATATTAAGGGTTGCAACAACTTTTTTTGTATATATACTGCAATCACACAC